TCACAAAAATAGTATTTATCTAGCTCTTGCAACCTGTCTAGTCCTATTATTTTGACACAACCCGATAAACTCTACATTCTCCGCAAGTATCGTCATACCGTCAGGTGCATCGTCATGCTTGTTGCCTCCCTCTTTCTTATAGCTGGTCAATGCTTTCATAAACCGGTCGTAATCCGAACCTTTCTTATACTCGCCTTCTGCCAAGAAATAACAATGCTTCTTGATCCAACCAGACTTCAACAAGATACGTGTATCCTTATTGGCTGTTGTCGGTTTCGCCTGAATGATACATTTTTCATTCTTTGCCTTTACAGCCTTACGGACATTGAGGGCGAACAAACGACCACCGTTGTTACTCTCGATACGCATATTGTCGCAACGGGTATCAAGGATCAAGGAAACCAGCTTCGGTTCGGTAATCTCTACATTATCCTTCGTAAACAAAACATCGGTAATGAAATACTTCGTACCGAATACCTTGGCAATCGGCGCACAGAAATCATCGTCTCCCTCATCGGCCACATCGGTAGCTCCAATAACACCGTCCGGTTGCTTGCCC